TGGATGGCTAAAATAGATGGTCAAATGTATCCTGCAAAATATTTATTTACTGTAGACTACACTGAATCAGAAATAGCAGATGACCCAGCGCAACATAAACAAAACCATGTACTTCAGCTATTAGATGCTGGAAAATGGACTGGTAATATTGTTGCGTTACCTAATAACCGTGTGCGTGTAACTCACCCTGCTTGGTTTCAAACTGGAGAAGGCGCTCCTGATTTTAAACCATCTCAACATATACACTATTCAAAAAGTGATTTAGACTATACACTAGATGTTAACAAGGTTTTCGATAACCTTTATAACGAGGAATAACATGACTGTATCAGGCTCCAAAAATTTTGAATTAGACGTAGCAGATTATATTGAAGAAGCTTTTGAACGTTGTGGTTTAGAAGTTAGAACTGGTTATGATTTAAAAACTGCTAAACGCTCTATGAACCTTTTATTTGCTGATTGGGCTAACAGAGGTATCAATCAATGGACGATTGCACAAAGAAGCTTTACTGTTACAAGCAATGATGGTCAATATGATTTAAGTGCTGATGTAATAGATATTTTATCTTTGGTAATACAAAGAGATAGCACAGATTATTCTTTAGATAGAATAAGTAGAGATGCTTATTTAAATATTCCTACAAAATCTACTCAAAGCAGACCTACCCAATATTTTTTAGATAGGCAAATAACACCAAATTTAAAATTGTGGCCTTTGCCAGATAATAGCACAGATGTGATATACTATGATGCTTTAATTCGTTTAGACGATGCAGATACATTTATAGATACAATTCAAATTCCCTTTAGGTTTTATCCAGCTTTAGCGGCTGGTTTGGCTTACTATATAGCAGTTAAGAAGGCTCCTGATAGAATACCTTTATTAAAACCAATGTACGAAGAAGAACTAGGTAGAGCTATGGACGAAGACAGAGATAGATCTTCTTTTCAAGTTTCACCTCAACTGAGAAGTTATAGATATGTCTAAGTATGCCTCAGATAAACGAGCATACGGTATATCAGACCGTTCTGGTTTTAGATACAGACTTAAAGATATGCGTAAGGAATGGACAGGTTTGCTTGTTGGAAAAGATGAATGGGAGTCTAAACAACCTCAATTAGAGCCAATTAAAACAAGACCAGACCCTCAAGCTTTAAGAAATCCAAGACCAGAGCAGAATTTAGCTGAACAAAGAGCATTACAGTATGGGTTTAATCCTGTTGGTTTTTTAGATATACCAGGAATAACTCCAGACAATAATTTAGTTTCTACTGGATCAGTAGGAGAGGTTACGGTGACAACAACATGAGTTTTACATTTACAACATTAAGAGAAGCAGTAGAGAATTATACTCAAAACAATGAAACATCTTTTATTTCTAATATGGGTATTTTTGTAGAGTTAGCTGAAGAGCGTATTTTAAAATCAGTTCAATTAAATGTTTTTAAGAAAAATGCAGCAGGTGCTATGACTTCAGGAAATCAGTATTTAGCTGTTCCTAGTGACTTTTTAGCACCTTTTTCTTTAAGTATTACTACAAGCACGCCTGACGTTGAAAACAGTAATACTTTTGAATTTCTTTCATTTAAAGATTTAGATTTTGTTGAAAGTTTTGGCCCAAATCCAGCAACAACTGGTGTGCCAAGGTATTATGCTCAATTTGATGTTGATAATTTTCTTATTGGGCCGACACCTAATAGTTCTTATGTTTCTACTCTAAGTTATTTTTATAGACCCGCTAGTTTGACTGAAAGTCAATTAACGTTAACAGTAGGGGCAACCGGGAGTTTTACAAACGGTGAAAAAATCACTGGAGCAACAAGTGGTGTGGTTTCTACTATTAAAGCTATTCCAAGCTCAACTACATTAACAATATTAGTTCCCTCTGGTACGTTTACAGATGGAGAAACAATTACTGGAGCAACAAGTGGAGCAACAACCACTGTAACCTCTACTGGTTCTGACGCAACTATTAGCTGGTTAAGTGAAAATGCTGAAATAGCATTGTTATACGGCACTTTAATAGAGGCAAGTGTTTACATGAAGGAGGAGCAAGATATTATGGCTATGTATAGCTCAAGATTTGCAGAAGCAATGTCAAGGTTAAAAAATCTTGGAGAAGCTAAAGAAGTAACAGATCAATACAGAACTGGTGAAATTATAAGGCAGAAAACATAATGTTAACAAATTCACTTAGTATGTCAAATGACTTTGCTGTAACTGTAGAGACAACAAACAATAGAGGTTTTACGCCAGAAGAAGTAGCAGTTCGTTGCGTAAATAGAATTATTGGAGTTTCTGATAAAGCGGACCCTGCTATTAGAGATCAAGCTCACGCTTACAGAAAGCAAATAGAATCAATAGTTGCAAATTATATGCACCAGGCTATTAAAAGTGATAGAACTACTGTATATAATGCAATTAAAGATTCTGGAAACCCGAAATTAGCAGAATATATAAGGAGAATGTGATGGCTTTTACTGGGAATTTTTTATGCACCTCATTTAAAAAGGAGTTAATGGAAGCAAAACATAACTTCTTAGCTTCTGGGGGTAATACTTTTAATATTGCTTTGTACACCAATAGTGCAAGTTTTACAGCAGCAACTACTGCATATACAACTAGCAATGAAATAAGTGGAACAAACTATAGTGCAAAAGGACAGGCACTTGGAAATGTAAATCCAACAACAAGTAGCACAACAGCGTTTACTGACTTTACTGATGAAGTTTTTTCAAATGTAACTATATCATCTGTTCGAGGTGCTATGATATTTAATGATTCAGCGTCTGGAGATCCCAGCGTTTGTATTTTAGATTTTGGTGCAGATAAAGCAGCAAGTTCTGGTGATTTTACAATTGTATTTCCAACAGCTGATGCGAGTAATGCGATAATTAGGATCGCCTAATGTCCGATGCCATTGTTGCGCTTTTAGGGTGGAATAGCTCTACCAGAGGGTGGAATGAAGGCGCGTGGAACGCAGGAATAGCTTTACCTGGCGCTACTGGCGCAATTACCGGAGTTGCGGTTAGCGGAGATGGCGTAATTGGTGTTACTGGTACTAACGGCACAGGTGCTGTTGGCTCTGTAACAGTTACTGGTGAAGCAAACATTTCAGTTACTGGTGTTGCTGGAACATCCGCTTTAGGAAACACATTCGAAACTTTAAATGGTGTTTCTTCCACTGGAGCTGTTGGTTCAGTTACTGTTACTGGTGAGGCAAATATTTCAGTAACAGGTGTTGCAGCAACAACAGCTTTAGGAAACACATTTGAGACTCTAAACGGTGTTTCTTCTACAGGCGCTGTTGGCTCTGCGACTGTTACTGCTGATTCAAACATTTCTGTCACTGGCGTTAATGGCACAGGTTCTGTTGGAACAGTAACAATTACAGCCAGTTCAAATATTTCAGTTATTGGCGTTAGCGGCACAGGAGTAATAGGTTCTTTAAGAGCAACATGGGGCCAAATAATACCAGATCAAAACGCAAGTTATCAAGAGCTTGTGCCAAATCAAAATCCGAGTTACAATAATGTAACTCCTTCTCAAACTCCAAATTGGGAAACCGTAGAATATAAAAATACTATAGCAGCATAGGAATTACAAAATGGCTAGTACATACGTTAATAACCTCAGACTAGAAGAGATAGGTTCAGGAGAACAATCTGGTACTTGGGGTGATACAACAAACACAAATTTAGAAATAATAGGCCAAGCGGTTGCCTGGGGAACCAGAGCTATTGCAGACGCTTCAACAGATAATATTACAATTGCAGACGGTGCGTTAGACGCTGACAGGTGCCTTGGATTAAAACTCACAGGTGGCGGTCAAGCGTGTACGGTCACACTTCTGCCAAACACAAGTTCCAAAACATGGTTCATGTATAACGCAACCAGCTACACACTAACGTTTACTTGTGGTAGCGGTGCTAATGTAGCAATTCCAGCAGGGCAAACCAAGGTTATTGCAACGGATGGTTTAGGTTCGGGTGGCGTGGTTCACGATTTACTTACAGCGGTTAACTTAGCAGGAACCACAGTGGTTGATGATTTAACGGTTAGCGATGATCTAACTGTTACAGGCGACATAGACGTAGACGGCACAACCAACCTAGACGTGGTAGACATAGACGGTGCTGTGGATATGGCTAGTACATTAACAGTAGCTGGAGTTTTAACTGGTGCGTCTTTAGACATCTCTGGCGATATAGACGTAGACGGTACTACTAACCTAGACGTGGTAGACATTGATGGTGCAGTTGATATGGCTACAACTCTTGCTGTAGCAGGTAACGTAGACTTTAATGGTGACTTAGACGTAGACGGTACAACTAACCTAGACGTAGTAGACGTAGATGGTGCAGTAAACTTTGCAGCAGACGTTACCTTTGCAGATGGTTCAGATATTATTACTGCTTCAGCAGGTGATAACAATGTTAGAGTAGGTTTAACCGCTGGAGACTCAATAGCAGATGGAGGTAATCAAAACACACTCATAGGCGATAGAGCAGGTACTGCAATTACAACTGGTGACCAGAATATTGCTATTGGTTTTGAAGCACTTCAAACAGAAGATGCTGGCAGCCGTAATACTGCTGTAGGTTCTTTTTCACTTCAAAACCTTAATGTTGATGGTTCAACTTATAATACAGCACTTGGATATTATTCTGGTAATGCAATAACCACAGGTGGAGACAATACTATAGTGGGTGGTTTAGCGGCTGACGCACTGACAACAGGTTTTAATAACGTAGCTATGGGTAGAAATGCTTTGTCTGCGGAAGACACAGGGCGTTACAACGTAGCTATCGGCATGAATGCTTTAAGTGATCAAAATGCAGATGTTGATAACTATAACACAGCAGTAGGCTATGCGGCTGGTGGAGATGTAACCACAGGCATTGATAATACCCTCATTGGTGGTCTTGCTGGTGATGCTATAACTGATGCGGATTATAATGTAGCTGTTGGTAAAAGTGCTTTAGGAACAAATACAGTAGGAAGTCATTCTGTAGCTGTTGGTAGAAATACTTTATTTACTCAAAACCCTAGCACTGCTACTGATATGTATAATACAGCAGTAGGAAGTGAAGCAGGTAAAGCAATAACGACAGGTGTAAGAAACACTTTAATTGGTAGTAGAACAGGCGATGCATTTACAGATGCAGACTATAACGTAGCACTTGGATATAACGCACTAACCTCAGACACACTAGGGTCTACATCTACAGCAATTGGTTACTCTGCATTAGAAACACAGAACTTCACTACAGCTACTAATTCTTACAATGTAGCAGTAGGCTATACAGCAGGTATAGCAATAACCACAGGCACTAAAAATGTAGTTGTTGGAGGATTAGCATTAGATGCTTCTGATACAGGATCTGAAAACACAGCTATCGGTCATCAGGCACTTACAGCCGATACTAAGGGTAATAGAAATGTTGCTGTAGGTGCTGGCACATTAGGTACTCAAAATTTCACAACAGCTACAAGCGTTTACAACGTAGCAGTTGGATATAATGCAGGTAATGCAGTAACCACAGGTCTTAAAAACACCCTCATTGGTGGCCTAGCAGGAGATGCACTTACTACTAATGGTTTAAACGTAGCGGTTGGGTACGGTGCATTAAGTACAGAAGACACAGGCTCAAGGAACGTAGCTATTGGTGTTAGTGCATTAAGTACACAAAATGCTGACACAACTAACTACAATGTTGCCGTTGGTTATAATTCAGGTGCAGGTGTAACCACAGGCTTACAAAACACCCTTATAGGTAGTCTTGCAGGTGATGCTTTAACAGATGCTGACTTTAATACAGCAGTAGGTTTTCAGGCTTTAACCACGGATACTCTTGGTAGTAATTCAACAGCTATCGGTAGAGAAGCATTAAATAATCAAAACTTTACGACTGCCACTGATTCTTACAACACAGCAGTAGGTTATCAATCTGGTAGGTCAGTAACCACAGGCATATCAAACACTATCGTAGGTGGTTTAGCTGGAGATGCTTTAACTGACGCTGATAAAAATGTTGCGGTAGGTCTAAGAGCTTTAAGTGGAGACACGCTAGGTAGTAAGTCTACTGCTATTGGTACAGATGCTTTAAAATCTCAAAACTTTACGACAGCTACAGATACTTTCAACGTAGCCGTAGGATTTGAGACAGGTCAAAACATAACCACAGGCATACAAAACACTCTCATAGGTGGATTAACAGGTGATGCGTTAACTACTGGTACTTTTAACACAGCAGTCGGTTATGCTGCTTTAAGTGCTGATTTAAAAGGATTATACAACACAGCCATTGGACATCATGCTTTAAACGCACAACAATTTGGAGGTAGTACAAATGTTTACAACACAGCAGTAGGACACAACGCAGGTGCGTTAGTAACCACAGGCATACAGAACACCATTATGGGTGGTCTAGCAGGTGATGCACTAACGGATGCTGACAATAACGTAGCTATCGGTTACTCTGCAATGACAACAAATGTATTAGGTTCTGAAAGCGTAGCAATTGGTACGTTTGCTCTTAACAGTCAAAACCCTTCTACTGCCGTTAATATGTACAACGTAGCGGTAGGACACAACGCAGGTGCAGCAGTAACCACAGCAGTTAATAATACGCTCATAGGTGGTCTATCTGGTGATGCATTAACAACAGGATCTAACAATACAGCCTTGGGTAAAGGTTCTCTTTCAGCAATGACTACTGGAAATTCTAACGTAGCTATTGGGATTGACGCACTCACATCAGATACGTTAGGTGCTAGGAATATTGCTATAGGTGTAGGTGCTTTAGATACACAAAACTTTACAACAGCAACAAACTCTTACAATATAGCTATAGGATATGATGCAGGTACATCAGTAACCACAGGCGTTCAGAACGTTTTTGTTGGCTCTCTTTCTGGAGATGCAACTCAAACTGGTAATAGTAATACTGCCATAGGACATAGTGCACTAACAGATGCTTGTACTGGAGCTGATAACACTGCTCTAGGGCGTAGTGCGCTACAAAGTAATCTAGCAGGTGCTTATAATGTTGGGCTAGGCGGTGTAACACTGCAAACTAATGAAGCAGGTTCAAGAAATGTTGCAGTAGGCTATGCGTCTTTACAAAATTTTAACGCATCTGGTAATACTTATAATACAGCAGTAGGATATCAAGCAGGACTGTCAGTAACCACAGGCACTGAAAACACACTTATTGGTGGTCTCGCTGGTGATGCACTTACGGATGCAGATTATAATGTAGCAATAGGTTATCAAGCTTTAACCGCAGATACTTTAGGTTCTAGAAGTGTTGCTATAGGAAGAGATGCACTTTCATCACAAAACTTTACCACAGCTACAGAAAGCCAAAACGTAGCTGTAGGTTTTGCCGCAGGTACAGCAATATCAACTGGCACATTTAACACTATTGTGGGCGGTGAAGCAGGGAAAGCAGTAACCACAGGCGTTAACAACGCCCTATTCGGTGGTATTGCTGGCGATGCTCTTACTGACGCTGACTACAATGTTGCAATAGGTAAGGGCGCATTATCTTCTGATACATTAGGTAGTAGGTCAGTAGCCGTAGGTGGTGATGCTTTATTTACACAAAACCTTACAACTGCTACAAATACCTACAACACCGCAGTAGGTACAGCGGCAGGTTATGCAATGACCACAGGCATACATAACACTATTATAGGCGGTGAAGCTGGTGATGCATTAACTGATGCAGACTCTAATACAGCAGTGGGTAAGTCGGCATTAAGTGCAGATACACTAGGATCTAAATCAGTTGCTATTGGGTCCAATTGTTTAGCCACACAAAACTTCACCACAGCTACAGAGAGTTTTAACACGGCTGTTGGGTATAACGCAGGACTATCAGTAACCACAGGCCAGTATAACACCCTCATGGGTTCTGGTGCAGGGGATGCTATAACAGATGGAGGTACAAACGTTGCAGTTGGTACAGAGGCTTTAACTACGGAACAAGGTGGATCTGAAAACACTGCGGTAGGACACGGAGCATCGGGACAACAAAACGGAGGTAGTAACAATACCTCAATTGGTACTTTAGCTGGCTATCAAATAACAACTGGTGATAATAACTTGTCATTAGGACATGATGCTGCTCGTACTGGTAGTCCGGGGGGTGCTGTTCAGACAGGAAGTAATCAAATATGTTTAGGTGATGAAAACATTACTAATGCTCATATACAAGTAGATTGGACAGTTCATTCAGACCAACGTGATAAGACAGACTTTACTGCACTAGACTTAGGTTTAGATTTTGTTAAAGGACTAGCACCTGTAACATACAAGTGGGATAAACGCTCTAAGTATGGCGATAAGACTGCTGATGGTTATGACCTTAACGCACAGACACCAGATGGTACACACAAAGAAGACTGGTTAGACATAGGCTTTAAGGCACAAGAAGTTCAAGCACTTGAAGAAGCCGCAGGATATACAACAGCCGCTAAGAAAAACCTTACTGTATCTACATCAGGTGATGGCAAGCAGATGGGTCTACAGTATAGCAAGTTTGTACCCATATTAGTAAAAGCGATTCAAGAACAGAACGCATTAATTGAAGCACTCACTGCTCGTATAGCAACACTAGAAGGTTAATCATGGAGCTAATGCCACGTCACTTTCCAAACATAGGGGTTGTTGAAGGACAACTCCCAGAGGATGTTGTGGCTAACCTATGGACTGTGATTAACGAGGCAAGAGAAAAGCCAGAAGATATGAAGCCTGAACTTGCAGGTAACATCAGCTCCTCTATACG